TTTCACCGCCTATGCTTTCAAATTAAAAATAGGGCCCTGTTTTTAAGGTCCTTATCATCCACATTTTTTATGCAGCATTAATCAAATCAAGTTTATTTTCTACAGCTTGTCTTAGGTTAAATATGTCCGGTACTTCATCGAATGCCATTTTACCTGCTAAAATTAAAATTACATAACTTTTTACAATTTGTGAATCTGGTTTAAATGTCATATTAAATATCTCCTTTACGAATTTAATTATATTTTTTATTTGCTTAAACATTGTTGTACCACTTCTTTTAGATTATATATATTTGGCACATCGTCAGCTGTTTTTATTCCTTCCTGGATCAGTAGCAAATAATTTTTAACTATTTGGGATTCTTGTGTAAATATCATTCTGTCCCTCCATTTGTTATGCTTAACATTAATTCAATCATCTCTGCGTTTGCTTGCGCCTGTTCAAGACGTAGTTTTTCAACTTCCGTTGGCTCTTGCTCTGGTTGTTCCGGCAGAGTAGCTATATATTCCGCCTCGGTCATGGTTTCTATCCATTCAGTACCTGTCCATTTTGATTTATATAACCCTTGCGGAATGTCAGTTGTGATTATGTTTTTTGCAAGTTCATCAAGGCAATTTCCTTGCTCGTCGAATTCAACAACTTTAATGTTTTGTAAATATCCCAATTCATTTATTTCATATACTTGTTTTAACATATTTAACCTCCTAATCCGTAAAGAAAATTTTTCTAAACGCTATAGTATTGCTAGTTGATAAACCAGTTGTATTCATTATATAAATCTCTCCATTAGATGTAATCCCAATATTATTATTTTGTAGGGTAGTAGATATATTTAATAAATTAATAACTTCATAATCGGATGGTCTGTACCCAATTGGCAAAGTAGCAATAATAGTATTTGCTGCAACCGTGCCAAGCGCTACACTGCCTTTTACTTCTATTTGCCCAATTTGATTTTGCCTATACTGTATAAATCCAGTTGCACCATTTTGCAATGTACCAGTTATCCAATCAGGATGCGCTTTATTAGCTTTATTGGCATACAAATTGTTATTTTGTGTCCTAAGCTCATCAACTGCTGCTTGTACATCTGTAGCTGTCATTCCGCTTGTTGTGTTGTCATATGCTATGCTTGCAGCATCTCCGCTAACATTATTTAAAGCTTCCTCAATAGCAACAAAATTTCTGTCTGCTTTATAAAATGCTTCTCTGCCTTTGTCAGTTCCTAAAATTCTTTCTAATTCCAATATTGTTCCTCCTTTACTCATAGAATTCAAGGCATTACTTACCGCTTTCTCCAAGCTTAATTATCCCTGCTTTTTCAAGGCTATATACATCAGCAGCATTCAAATTTAAGCCATCAAAATCAATTACAATCGGTTTAAATGCCAGATCTACATCCATATTCTCTAATGCCGAAAGCTCTTGTAATGCTATATTAAAATTGAGGCTGCCTCTTGGAACAAAATATTCTCCTGTAGGTTTCCGCTCACCGTACTTCATAAGAATTTTATTACCCTGCAATTTATAATTATCAGCTTCTCCCATAACCGCTTTAAGTAATCTGTATACCTCTCGATTTTGCTGTGGTGTTGGCAGCAATACATTACTTAAACTTATTACCGCCTGTTGAACATCTAATATTTCTTTTAATCTCACAATTTCCCTCCTATGCTTGTGCTAAGACATAATCACTACTACCTAAATTACTAAACTTTTTAGCTACATATTTTGAACCATCTACCCAGAAATCACTTGACTGCACATGTATACCATCAAGAAACCTCACAAAAGCACCCTCAAAAACTAAATCATTGTATCGATTAATGTATAGTTTGGCGCCGGATGGATTGCCTTCCCAGTATGTGCTAAAGCTAAATGTTAAAGTGTCATCTCTTATCGTTATAAGGCCTGTCCTGAATTCACCCCTGAGGTAAAGCAAATCATCATCAATCCTAAATATAGTTGTATTTCCGCTTAGGATTTCAAACCCGCCATTCTTTATTGTTAATCCGTCTGAATCAAATTCAAGTTTTGCGGAGTTTGTGGCAAGTTCCAATCCATCTATAACCAAATCTATATCACTTATACGTCCGGATAAAGAGCTTATACTAACATTAAGTTTATCAATATTTACAGTTAAATTCTCAATATCGAGCTCCGCATTTTGTACTCTTAAAGCTAAATCCGTTGACGTAAGCTCTAATTCTCCTATATTACCCTCGGCATCAGAAATTCTCACACCGAATTGATTTGATGTTAATTGAAGTTCTCCAATGCTTCCCTCAGCTGACGTTATTCTGCCCGTCAAACTTGTTGCCGTTAATTCCAATTCACCAATATCTTTTTCTGCACTTGTAATTCGTCCCGTAAGATTCTCGGTAGTCAATGTCAATTCCCCGATATTTCCCTCTGCGGCCTGTACTCTGTTTTCTATCGCATCTGCTCTTACGGTTAAATTCGCAACATTCTGCACAATCTCTGTATCTTTTATGAACTCCCATGTGACGCCGTTCCATCTTTTTAATTCACTCGGCATAGAAACCATTTCATCAACAGTCATGGTTATTTCATCAACTGCTATTGTAAGTCCATCGACCGTGTAATCATGTCCCGGGGCATACCAAATATCACCTATATCCGGTGCTTCTGGAGTTTCGTTCTGATAGAATGTCGCAATACCTTCTAATTCCAGCTCTGAAACTTCTACAGATAATTGATCTACGGTTTGTACTATTTCGCTATATCCAGTTTCTAAGTCAGCTACTTTTACTCTGTTTTCTTCCAGCGTCCTGGTTAAGATATTCATTTTACCTTTCAGCTGTATAATATTACTTTGGACGATTCTTTTTTCTCCAACAGTGGAAGTTCCGAAACTCTCGTACGTGTCCCTGAAACTCTTTTGGTACACAAACTTTCTGTCCATGACCAATATGTTGATATCCTGTTTCTTGACCGTTGTAACCTTAATTATGTCCCCGGTTTCTATAGCCGGGTTACCTTTGCCGTATAACTTTGCAGGAGTATAAACCGGTATAGATTGCAACCGATTTAATATGTTGTTCATGGCCGGAGTAATTTGTTCCTCCGATTTTGTATACAGCAAAGGGTTATTTATAATGGCATAAGTTATATTTCCGCTACCAACAATAACGCCCAGGTCATCTTCTTGGACAGCAACCTGTAATCTTGTTATCTGCGGTACGGTGTATTTTGCTGCAGTTATATTTATGTAATCCTTATCTGTTATATTATTGTCAACTGCCGCAAAGGTTTTAAATACAAGCTTTCCGTATCTATTGACATTTATAAGGCTGGCAGCAACCTCACCAATCCAGCTTAAAATCTGCTGGCCTGTTACATTCATAGTCGCGAAATTATTGTCTATTATGTAATCGCCATTTACGATAGAAGTATTTTCAAGTTCTATGCCAACATAAGCACACAATTGTTGTGTTAAATTCCACAAGGTTATAGGATAAATTCTCGTTGCAAGGAACTCTGTACAATCCTTATCAAAGAGTTTCATACGGTCTCTGGCCGTAATCTTAAATACTCTTTCGTCTTTATCGTCTATATTGTCCAATAAAAAAATCCCCATCGGGATAGGTTCAAATTCGCCCGCGGAAGGGATTTTTATGCTTGTCCTGGCATTTATGTCATTGTTTAAAAAATCTATACTTTGTCCCTTGTTTGTAAGATTAAACTTCAATATCGAAGCTATACAGCTGCCGATTTTTATATCTTTTGCATTTGTGCAAGTTTCCTGTATCTCAACTTTACCCTGGATGTCATCATCTGTCAGAATAGTATCACCAATTGTAAACTGTATTTTCTTTTCAGTGCTATTATATACATTGTCTTTCCATGCCTGGCTTGTGGTTATCAATATATCACCGCCTTAAATCTCTATAAAGCTTGTTTTCAAGTCTTTCCAATAACTTTTATTGTTTGCATATCTGTACATATTAGCTGTTACGTCTGCCCTGTACATCGTCTTTGTTACCAATTGCCCCGTTGCATCCGGATATTCCATCTCAAATTGTTCTGGTAGTTGTTCTAATGTATTGATAAAATTGTAAAAAGACTGCATGTCAGGCAGACTTCCCCAACTAAATGTTATTTTTCTTACTCCACTCCTAATTCTTTCACGAATTAAAAAGCCAGATGCAGACCTTTCGCCAGAGGCATCTAAGTCCGACATCTGCCAATCAAAGGATGCAGGTGTAGGGATATATATTCCATTTACTTTTATAAAATCTGCTATTTTAACCGCCTCCTTTTAAAATCTTCCGAACGAGAACGGGAGTTCACCTGTTCGGTTAACTTGTCTATCTATCCACGCAATAACTGCTCTGCCTATAACATCGTCATCTAAATACATATTTACTTGCGTGTCGGGTATTTGCTGTTGCCCTATACCGGACAACTCTTCTCTTACAATTTGTCTTAACAGTCTTTCGGGAGTTTCTATATTCGTGCCACTCTTCTGGTCTCCCAAAATGGCAAGGAATTCACTATTTGGGGGGATTACTGCTCCGGTGGCTAACTTGGGAATTGTAGGAGCTGTTAAAGTTTGTATGTCAAACCCGAATTTTTTGCCGCCAAATGGTGGTGGTACCCAATCGGGTATATCAAAACTTAGCTTATTCATTGCCTTAATTACAACGTTTAAACCATTCGTAATCGCCCTTATCATGGTGTTTATCATGTCAATTGCAGAGTTTACAACCCCCTTAATGATACCGCCTATACCTTCAAATATTCCTTTGAATATTTTTACGATACCGTTCCAAGCTTTCTTCCAATCGCCTGTAAATACTCCTGTTAAAAATTCGATTATACCCCGTATTATAGTAATGACTCCGCTTATAACATCAGCAGCTGTAGCGAGGAACGTCCCTAATATACTTATTACAGTTTGAAATACATTTGCTATAACTGGGCCAAAGGTCTCAACAAATGCATTTACAAGTGGAAGTATAAATTCATTTATTATTCTTAAAGCTGCAACGATAAACTCTCCTACCAATGCCAAGAAATTATCAAGCAATGGTTTCAGATGATTAGTCCATAACCAATCAACTGTTTGCATAAATGTGTCCCAAACGGGTTTTAAAGTCGTAGTCCATACTGTTTGAAGTACTTCCCCAACATTCCTAAATACTTCTTTTATTCCCTCAAATATAGGCTCTCCGTATGTATTCCAAGCCTCTGCGAAGCTATCTACAACATCATTCCATATACTCATTAAAATTTCTAATGCAGGCTTAACTCCTTCACGCCAAAGCATATCAAATATCTTTTTTGTTTCCTCAAATAAAACCGTAAATGTTTCAACTACTTTTGCTGCGAACTCTGTTGTAATTGGCAATGTAACGGTCAAAAACTTTTCAAATATCGGATAAATAACTATGTTCCATATATCAGAAAACACCATATTAAAAGTATCGAATAGCCCTGAAATAATAATCCCTAAGGATTCTATCGATGTTTGTAAGTATGGAGTAAAATCATTCATAAACCAATCTTTTAGCGGCTGCCCTAAGTTGCCAATATCGGACCATACACCACCTAAAATAGTTTTAAATTCTTCGATTTTAGGAGTAATCATGTCGATAGCACTTTGAAACGGAGCTTTTAAGTATTCATCTACATAGGATTGTATTTGCATTAAATAACCTTTTATTTTATTGATTGCATTCTCAACATCTGGACTGACAGTAACCCCTGTTCCTATTTCTCCCCCGGTTGTTATATCCCCAAGTCCTAAATCACCATCAATGCCTGTTGCCGCATCTGCAGAACTATCGGCTGTCTTTTCTGTCAATACATTTAATTCATCAAATCCTGCTAATGCTCCCTTTGCCTCTTTACCAGCTTTTTTAGTTGAATCTGCTAATTTATCTTGTGCCTTTGCAGCACCTACCCCGCTTTTAGCAACTTGTTCTTGCTGTTTAGCCTGTTTTCCAAAGATAGCAGTTGTAACCTGTGCAAATACATTCGCTAATCGCGTCAAAGCTGTGATAATAGCATTTATACCTGGTAACACAGCTTGAGCCAAAGGAAGTAATGCATTGCCAACAGCTATTTTTAAATTATTAAAGTTAAATCCAAGCTTGAGTACTTCGCCAGAGTAAGAATTAGCAATCTTTGCTGCATCCCCTGTCTGGAACTTTGTTTCTTCCAGTATTCCAGTTACTTCAGCTTGGATTTTCTGCTGCTTTGTTAACTTATTTGTTGTGGTTCCTATACTTTTAGCATAGTCTTCCCACATTTTAGCTACGTTCTTAGTTACCCCGGCGTTATCTACAAGGATACTGTTTTCATTTTTTAAACCTTCTGTTGCTGTCATTACTGCATCGCCTAAACTGTAGCTTGCCTGACGACCGAATGCCGCGCTGTCTTTTAAGGCTATAAGTACCTGCTCAATCTGTGTGTCGGTGTAGCCACGGGAAGCAAGATTTTTATATGCTGTGATTGCATTTGTTGCGGGTATCAAGCCGTCAGAAACATATTCGTTTATAAACCTTTTCGCGTTGGCAAAACTTCTGCCTTGACCATCCATTATACTTTTTAGCCCGGTCATAGCATTAGTTAATTCTGTTGTCGCTTTAACAGCTGACTTTCCAAAATCAATAATTGCTTTCACTCCAAAGGCTATTCCGGCAGCTATTGCTAAACCTTTTAAAGATGATGTTATTCTTGTAAGCCCTCTGTTTATGGAATTGACTCCGGTATTAAAACCCTTCGAATCAACTTTTGTATCTATTCTAATGCTACCATCATATCCGGCTGCCATAAAGTCACCTGCCTTTTTACATTAAAAAAAGCACCTACAATTTTGTAAGTACTTTTGTTAAATTATTAAATTGTTAAATTTGCCATTTATACCCGCATAAATTACAAACACATACTGTTTTAGTTTTAGACTTTCGGCCACGGATAAGAAAAAATAATACTATCCACCCTAAAAAAGGTATGCATAATAAAATTAAATAAAAAATTACGGTAAGACATCCTCTTTGCTGTACTTCACTGAAACTATTAGTGGTAATATCCATACTACCACACTTTTTACACGCCATATCTGCCCCCTGCTAATTATTTATTATATTTTATTATTTAATGAAAATAATGTCAATACCTGTCAAACTTATTTCATCAATTCCAAAAACTCATTAATCTGTTTCTGCTCTTCAGTGCTGTATTCCTCTTTCAAATCAACAATATTCTGAATTTTATAATACAGTTCTCTTTCTTCTTTAGAGAGCTTTCCTTTTGCTTTTTGCGTCCTAAGATATATTAATCGGCTCATAAAGCACTCTTCCGGCAATTCCATAAAAGCAAGTACAAACTCCCACCAGTGAACAAAATCGCCCCGGCTTAACCTGCCCTGTAGCACTCCGTCAACGGCACGATAAATATATTTATCATCCTGAGTAAAGCTGTATTTTCTTATACTGTCACTTTCACCGGAGCCTTGGCTATTGCCACCGCAATCAAGAAATCTAATGCCTTGTTTTACAGCTTCATTCAAGTTATGTGGAATTTCTTTATACAGAAGTTCAACCAGCACCATGCATTTTTCATACTGTGTCAGTTCATTATCTTCAAAGGCCATTATTATTTTTATCCCAGTCTGATAATCCGCATTGATATCATACTCTACGCCATCAACTTCAATTGCTGTGGGTAGTCCGTCTGTCAGTATCATCTCATCACATTCTTTTTATTATTCTTCGTATACTTGCCTATCTTTGGAGTTCTAACCTTTTCGATGTAAGGTGTAACTCCCTCGAAGAACTGTTCAAACATATCAAGGGTGTTCGTGTTTCCGAACGCCGTTTGACTTGTGCCTTCTCCGAAAATAGTATCTATTTTTTCTCTCATATGTGTACATATTTCTTTTACAAGCTCAATTTTCTCTTTAAGGTTTACAGGTATCCCGTAAGAGTTAACCTCGGTGTTTTTGTCCAGTTCAGCTTCTCTGTTTTTATATTCCTTCTCTTTAAGTTCAAGTTCTGCGATTAGTTCATAGACGCTATCCATAAACTCCAAACTGTTAGGATTAAACACAATAACCCTGTTTTCATCGTCATTTATCGTTAGCCTTATTTCTCCAGTATTTATATTAATATTGCTCATAGTTACCTCCATTTAAAAAGCCCTGCCGAAGTAGGGCATTGTATTATGCAGCTGAAAACGTCTTTGTTGTCGGATTAAATGTTCCGTGTGTCTTAGCTCCACTCCAGTGAATATTGAACGGTATATCCAGTCCCTGAGTATTACCGCCGTAACTCTGCACAGCAATAACACCTTTCTGTGTCCATGCTGCATATGTAGCCGTCTCTCCTTCTCCAGTGGAATCAAAAACATTCACGCAAAGGAATGTCCTTTCAACATCCGAAAGAGTTTTCTCTTCCTTAACAATATCATAGAGAATTGCAAACAACTTGCTTTCACGTTTTGCCCTCATTGGGGATACAGAGGTCTGTACTTCGTATTTATCCAAAGCGGTTGTTGTGATCCCTGTTATATCTGTCGTTGTCTCAACATTTGGGTTCATCTCAAGAGACATTTCTTCTACCTTGTCCCCGATGAGCTCCCAATCCATAGTGGATTCTGCCCCAACGTCAGCGAATACCATAAACTCCTTACGCTTTATATAACCGTTTCCTGTTATGCTCATATTATCATTTTCCTTTCTATTTATTTTTTACAGATTTTTACTTTTTATGATATAATCCCCTTATCAGAACTGCCATTCTGAAATAATTTGAAAGGAGATTAATTATGCGCCGATATAACCCACCATACAATGGCAATCAGTTTGTTTTGAATAAAAACACCGGTGAAATACATGACTTGGATAACGAAAATGAACAGTGTCAAATTAATGAAATTAAACCAGAGCATGTATTAAACTGTACAAGCTATGAAGATGCTCAAATACGCGCCATATTCTTGGGAATACCAAAATCAAACGGCTGTTATTACTGTTTGCGCTCCAAAGATAACGGATAGCCTTTTCGGGCTATGGATTCTAATACCTGTAGCCCCTCTTCCGGTATTTCCTCTGCAAGAAGGCTTTCAATCTCATTTGGTGTTTCTTTATCCTTCAAAATATCGAATATTAATGAAGAGAATACTTTGATATCTGAAATTGCCTTTAAGACTTCATATTTGCTCATATTATCGCTTTCCTTTCTAAATTCTAATTGAAGTTGCACCTGGTATAGTCCGGTACCATCTTCGTTTATATCAAACAACATTATATTTGATACTCTCAATTCCTCTGCCTTATACCTACCTGGTAGCTCAGGAAGATTCCCTTCCTCATTCTGTTCCTCCAGCCATTCAGAAAAGCCCTCCAAGAAATCATAATTCTCCTGACGGTCTGTTTCATCAGCAGCAGCTTCACGAGCATAAAACACGTAATTGTTTTGATATATTGTATTTCCTAAGATATCAGTATTGATTTTACCGTTTCCGGAAGGAGCCACACTGTAGGAGGATACCGCTTTATCGGCCATGTCTGTTTTGATAGTTAATGGCTGCATGTCCATACCCTCAAACGTTTCAAGATAATCCTGTAAAGATTTAATTATACTCATTTGCCACCTCCGGCAATCAATGCTGCTTTATCTAATATCTGTTTACCTTTATCTTTTTTCATTCTTTCAAACCAAAATGCACCCCTCATAGGGGCACCGTGATAAGTTAATTTTGCACTTGTTACCTTCTTTGGAGCCCTACCAACCATAACCTTACCGTAATACAAATACCTTGCGTATGGAGCGTTCCAAACTACCTCTCCAGTGCCAATAGTAGTGCCTAAAATACCACTTTTCTTTAACATACCCGACTGCATAGGAATGTACGGATCTGATAATCTTAAAACCTCGCTATCAACAAATTTCTGTGCATCGGTATATCTTCCCTGCCACTTGTCGGAAAAATTAGGATTCCAGGTTAGCTTTGCTTTGCCGTTTTTAGTTTTAATTATAGTTCCTTTTGGAGTCTCTATTTTCACTTTGCACCGACCTCCTTAAAGCAATACCCTCTGATAGAATTATATCTTCCCTTAAGGCAATTCGATATTGATGTAGTCGAAATTCCTATTAACCTTGAAGCTTCTCTTATTGAATTATATTTAGATTCTGTGTTAGCGTAAGAATTATACACCACAATTCGCTTTCCGTATTTATCAGCAGATGCCTTGGAACCCGGCCAGCCTTTTTTCCGAGAAGCTTCTACCGCTAATTTAGAATTGACATAACCAAGCTCTTTATTTCTTTTTGCTGCAGCTAAACACGCATTAACAATTCTATCGGGTTCTAATTCATTGTGCAGTTTAATGTGTTCGCTCGTTGTCATAAGTTTAAGATTATCAAAATCGTTATTCAGTCTATTACAATCGACATGATGAACAGTATATCCTTTACTTGGCGCAATTCCAGAATTTACTGTAAATACAGCAACGTGCAAAGTTTTTCCGTTATGCTTATCGTAAACTCGCCTGCACCTAAAATAATCTTTATGTGCACCTGTTTTTGCTCGTTTAAAAATACAGCCATCAAATAAGGTTGTATTTTCGTCAATCATTATAGGATTTTTATTCATATTATTACCTCGCCCCTAATTCCCAGTGGCTCATATCTCCACCAAAGTCCCTATTATCAATCTTTGTGATTTTGTAGCATTCATCAAATTGTTCAAGCTCCTTGCTGGATTTTAGGACTTCATATGTAATGTTACCTTTTACAATCGTATCGCCTGGCTGCAATGTCCAATATAAAGATTTATCTTCTGCCTTTTGCCATTCGTTTGGCGGCAGGAACTGCTTGTCTGCTTTCACGAACTTAGGTATTAATATAAATACACTATCGGCATTTTCTAAGCCTGTTTTACGGAAATTAGAGCCTCTAACTCCATCCCAAAATACACCGATCAATACGGTACGTTGCCACTTTTCTATCTTGTTTTCGGTGTATTTATTATATACCGTACAAATATCATTAAACATTACACCCACCTCACAGATATATTGCCAAGATAAAGTTTAGCAGCATCATTTAACCGTTGTTCATCTGTCTTGCTTTTCTTCTCAGCATAGGACTTGCTCCAACTCCCTACAGACTGACTCACCACATCGCCACCCTGCTCGTTTGTTTGCCAAGCTTCAGCAACTGCACACAGTGCCATCTTTGCCGTTTCTTCCGAAGTGTTGTCAATATCACAGATGCTATTTAAATAAGCCGATGCTCTCGAAATTAAACGAGGAAAATCGGCTTCTGTAATTTGATTACCATAATATGTTTCTGTGTAAAATGTATAATCAGGGAGCATCTTACTCCCCTCCCTCCTGAATAGCATCAATTGCCTGTTGAATTTTCTCGGCACGTTCTGCATTATTCTTGCACTCGGATATGTCGATACCGATCTCAAATGCTTTTTCTTCAAGTTCGGCTGTTGTCATTTTGCCTATTCCTTTAGCAACCGGAATTTTATCATCCTGCTTTTTAGTACATTGCTCTGCTTGTTTATAACCCTTATCAAGGTAACTTTGCAGATTCTTTTCATCTATATTACGGCTTATGCCGCCTTTAACAATAAGCATGTGTTATTCCTCCTATTCTGTAGGCTTTTTGTGTAAATAGATGCCTTTAACTTTGTTTTCATAAACAAACGCATCATGATAAAGCCTGAACTGGAACTTCCAAGCATCTTTATCCTGGTTAGTATCAGGATCGAATATCTTCGGCAGTGCGAATTTCGTAACCTGCAGGATAGCCGGAGGATAAATTATCATGAAGTTAATATCAGATGCTGTAGCTCCTTTTGCATATCCCCAGTTACTTGTACCGGCATTGAGTGTTATTGCAGTATAAAACCTTGTAGGTGGTACCCACGTAATCAGCATGTTGTTGTATCCGGAAAGAACGGTATTAACTGTCCCATCGCTTCCCCATTGACGATTAAGAGCGCTGTTAAGCAATGGCTGTAAATCACTGTTAATATAGAGCCGTCTGCCTTCAAGCGGCACTTCATCGGCGTTAAGTTGACGAACTGCTTCATCGATTGCTGCAATAACTGTTTCTTTTGTAAGTACAGCAGGTGTTGCTACAGTAGATATTCCTGTCATACTTGCATATTTTGCAAATCTATAGGCATCAAGTTCAGGAATAACATGCAGACGCATAAATTCTCCTGTTACTGTTCCAAATGTAAGACCAAGAGTTTCTTCATCATCCATACGGTCAACGGAAATTTCCTTTCCTCTTTCCTCTGTGAGTGTTAGAGTTTCCCAAGCAGCTGTTACGTCACCCTTCGGATACCCGTTTTCTCTGCTGTAGTCTCCCAACCCCGTTGTGCTAACTTTGAGTACCTTAACCTCATTTACTCCTGTAAAATCTGCCTTTGTAGCAGCGTCCATACCCTGAGTAACCGCACCGGCTTTGTAAATACCATCAATTATGGGCACAAACTTTTTTGCATATTCAATACTATTTGCCATATTTTATATCTCCTTTTCTTTATTGTTTATTTTCTTGTACGATTCCTGCGCCTTTCATGGCTGCAGCAATAAATTTGTCCGCGTCCCCATCAAGAGGATTACCGTGATCGCCTCCACTCGAAACAACTGTTGTATCGCTCTTTCCATCCAAGAAGTGGGCTGAATTATCTTTTTTAAACTGCTCTGCCCATTCCTTAGCGCCTTGGAATGTTTCGCCGTCAAGCTTGAATTCCTTTTTGTTGAACTCAGACAAGATTGCGCTCTTTGATAAATTGTCCGTAGGTTTCAAGGAATCAATAAATTTTTCAGCAGCGGAGTTATAAGCTATCTTATCAAGCTCTGCCTTGTGATTCTTTTCTGCCTCTTCAAATTTAGTTTTGTAGTCTTCGGCTGACTTCTTGATATCTTCAATATTCATTCCTTTGAAAGCTTCTATTTGCTTATTTGCTTCGGTCAGTTGAGTTTTTACACCGTCAAGCTCTGTCTGCTTTGCGGTAGCTTTCTGTTTCTCCGTTTCAATATCCTTACCATTCTCGGCCATAATTTTATCAATCGCATCTTTTTCAAGTTTTAATTCTTCTAAAAATTCTCTTTTCATATATCTCCTTTACAACTACGCTTTTTTACGAGGTTGCACCTCTGTTGCCCTGCTATGTTTACGCCTGCAGGTGGGCGAAATGTGCAAAAAAATAAGCCTGTTTTACGTCTGTACTTAAAGACGTGTATTAAATTTTACCTTTCCAAATGACATACCTTATTACCCATAAAGTTAATATGATTATTGAAATATTAAACATAATTAATTTAATCTTAAAGTATGTTTCGATCGTGTTTCACCCTCTTTCAAGGTATTAAAAAAGCACTTATTATTTTATTTAACAAGTGCTTTTTATTTTTTAATTGAGTTAAATAATTTTGTCAATGTTCCCTCTTCATCATCCTCAACTATTTCCCATTTACCGCCCCTTGAGCTTCCATCTGTTGGTCTTGGATTAACCACAGAATATAGGTAATCTTCATCGCTGTCATCTATAACTCTCAACATCCCACTGTCAAAGCCAAGACATTTATAAATCTTACCGTTTGTCAGCTCGTCAACTCCGAAGCTTTCACCAACATATCTCAATTTCATTTTTCTTTCACCCTCTTTAACTTTGCTCTGTATTGCTTGCCATTATACTCATACCAATGTACTTCATAAAGCCTGTAACTACTTTCAACGGTTCCTGTTTTCTTCTGCCACTTCCAGTAGTCACCACCATATTTTTTCGATAGCTCTTTTGCGACTCTTATGTTATCTGACGAACCATATCCAGCCATAACGCGAACATTAGTTGCTGTCGCACCTGTTGGAACTATTCCTTGGATAGTAATTCCATTTTTAATTATATCATATTCAGTTTTATACTGCAATTCTATATCGTCAACTTTTAAAATTTTAGGCTGTCCTGGCTTAATGATTGTTTCGTAGTTCACTCTTTCCTTTTCTTTACGAGCAATCTGTAAAACCTTCTGAGCTTCACTCTTCCCGAATCCTGGTATCTGTTCTCTATCAGACTGTACCTTTAACCCTGTCTGTTTTAGGAAATCCTTCTGAATGTTTTGCCACTGAGATATCTTCGAGGCCGCTTCATCAGTAGGAAGTCCAGCTGCATCCATACCTTTGTATTCCCTTTTCCAGCGACGAATTTTTCTTTCAATGGCTCTCTGTTTCTGTGTAGCTTCGTATTCTGTCATTTTTTCGTCATTATACTCATAGTCTTTAGCTGTCATTTGTTTAAGTTCCTGTTTCGAATATGCCGGCTCAGATAAACCTTCAAAAAAAGGGTAAAAATTATGCCTACAGTTCCATCCGCCTAAACCCGCTCCTGTACCGTAACCTGTTTCTTTCTTGAAGTCCGGATACTTCGGATGCGTACCTGAAAGGCTAAATACTTTTCCTTGCCATACAGCATGTGAAGGTCTTGCACCGGCATGTGCTGATGTTTCTACGAGGTCACTACCCATTTCCTGAGCTCTTGCCTCCTGCATCTTTAAAGCTGTTTGATTAACTCCGGTCATAACTGCACGCCTTACAGCTGATTCCACATAATTTACATGCCCATTAGGATATGCTATTGAGGCAAGCCCTTTTCCAGCTAAGTCCTTAACAGCATTTCTAATGGCTGTATTTGCATCGAAGGCTCCTGTCGTAATCTGCATATAAGCATTATCGAGGATATTTTCAAACTGCTTACTGACCGTACTTGCTGTAGTCCTTGTAAGGTTCTCAAACAAACCGCTTGTGTTATGTATTCCTGCATCAAGTACAGATAATAATGCCGGTGATTGTTCTATTGGCGAGGGAGAAAGCCCGGCTTTTTTATATATCTTGTCATCAAACTTTATTGATTCATAGCCTGCTTCAAACATTAAATTCTCAATCTCACGTTTGGATAACCCGGTCAGCTTAGTCAGTCTTTTCAATATTTCATCATGAATGTTATTCATTTCCATGAGTTTTCTATATTGATGTTCAGCTGAGGGTATGAAATAATCATATGTTGAAATACGCCTTGCAATATCAGCAATAATATCCATTTCGGCCTGAGAATAAAGTTCTACAAGATTATCAGGGTACTTATCTATCTGTTCAGGTGTTAGCATTAGCTACCACCGCCGAATTCCATTAAATCATCATCCGTCTGATTTCCAGCAACCATCTTTTTAGCAGTTGTTTCATCCTCCCCATACCATTTCATGCGGTATTCGTACTTCTGCATTATACCGTCTCTTATTTCTTGAAGGTCTCTCTGCCTTTCTGATTCTTTATCAATAATATAACTGTCTTCAAAGTTTACTGTTACCTGTGCATCCGGATTTACAGGCTGCCCTAAGATTTCTTTACCAGCCCATAGAATAGCCCTTACAATCTGCTGTAATGCTTTTTCTATCACTATATAATGTTTTGACGCATTTTGTATAAGCTCCTGTTTATCCCCACTATACTGCGTTGCTGTAACTATTGTGCCGCCGTTGAATTGATAGTGCTTTGTGCCAAAACCAACCTTAAATGACAGGTAATCAAGATGCGCCTGAATACCATCCTTGTTATCCTGAACCCTCAAATCTGGATTGTATTCTGTCATGAGTGTATTTTTGCCAGTTTCACTCATTGGTAATTCTCCCGTAATTGTAAACAACTGCTGCATCATATCATCAGGAGTTATTTTATTTCCATCTATATCTGTTCTTGTGAGGCTGTCAGAATAAAATACTTTCTTACCACCAAGTTTGAAATCCCTGCAGAAATTATTAAATGCCAAATCAACACCTTTTAGATTATCAATCGCATTGGCAAATATGCTCATTCCTAAACCGTTTGAGTTAGGTATGGTATTAACTATGTTGGGACTGAATATTGCAAATAATGGTATATCTGTTCCCGTATTTATAATCGGCAATATTCCTTCCGGTAATGATTCTTCTTTCAGCTGTCCATCGTTATAACTGAAATACCTATTCGTAATTCTATATTTATTATTTTCAAGTTCATGAGTTTCAAGATAAATATATCTTTTGCCGCGTTTCAAAACTTCCGAAGCAAATGCAGCCTCAATTATTTTCCCGTGCTTAATAGTCAACGGAATGATATTGTGAGCTGTAAGATAATCGATTCTTATTTTAGCATCTGGACTTTTTATAACTCTCTCTCCTTGAAGTTTCATGCCATCAAGTTTTAATATAAATGCACCCGTTCCAGAATAAAAAGCTTTTTCAACAAGCGAATTCCCAAGCTGCCAAAAATCATTATTATCTAATATACCTTTTGTCTTATCATCTCCATGCAGAAAATTGTTCGATTTATCATCGCCCGCTACTATTTCAGTTTTTTCATTCAAGAGTATTGACGCCCAATCCTCACAGACCTTCTTTGCCATCTTCAATGTATAAAGTTCCCTTGTTTTCGTCTTATCTCCTGCGACCTCTCTATATTGATGAAATGGCTTATAAAAACCTCTCCACCAATCTCGCCATTCATCAACCTTTGAATAGTATTCCGATGAAAGGTCATACCCCTTTTCTTTGTTAAGTAAATCAATAATTGGTTGTATGTTCATTGTTTCACCTCCTTGACATTACCTATACGATCCTTAAATGGTAACCAGCTATATTGATCAGAGTTTACCGTATGATCATTACGATCTTCTGGCTCGTCTTTATCTTCTTTCCAGCTGTAGATATTTCGCTCCCTAATGTGTTCCTTGCAGGTGTCCACAATTAATGAATCTTCATGCGAAAGCCATCCACATTCTAAGTTAATCCTGTCGATAATCTGTGTTTTCTTCCATGCAGGTTGAAACATATAAATGCTGCCGTTTGCTCTTTTATATTTCTGACATTCTAAGATTGTAGCCTGGTCTGCACTGTCTATAAAAACATTACGGGCAAATCCCCAATCACCCTTGCATTTGTCTAAGAACTCTACAAGCTTAGGAGGAATGTCAGAAGGTGATAACGGCACCAGCAAATCTTTATTGTTATATATCTGTTCGGCCAATGTAATTTTCTTTCTACAAATGGTTATCCCTGTAAAAGTAAAAGAAAATGTATCTTCTGAGTTTCTTGAGTATGAAGTATCGACACCACATGAAAACAGCGTATATTTAAACTCTTTCGCTCTTGCTGGTGTGATTATGTTCCTCTTCTCCAGGTTAAATATAAGTCCTGTCGCCCTACCCCTTAAGCCTTGAATCTTATTTTTATATAGCTTTGTTCCTACAGGTACATTACCTATAATCTGTGCCTTTTTTTCTTCTGTAAGCCCCAGATTATGAGTAAAAGAAAAGAACCAATGTACCCAACCGGGCTTTGGTTCTTCGTTAAGCATTTGATTTATTTCTTCCGGCGCATCATCTTTATATTCTGGTAATGGCCGGCTATGATTTATGTATTCAGAGTATACCGGTAGACTCGGATCATCCGGATTGAGTGTAGCCATGAGATAATCACAGCGCATACTTGCTTCTCTGACATACTCCATATCTGCTATGTTAATTTCGTCTATATAAAGACAGCCGTATTGACCGCCAAGAGCCTTTTTCCAACGTGCTTTGTTATCATAGCCTAAAACATATATAATCTTATCTTTAAAGGCTAAATGCGGCAGGCTGTGCTGCCCTTTACCCGATGCATTGTATTGAACCAGGGAGCCGAATATATCTAAAATACCGAGGTCTTTGTTGATGATGTTCTTCTCAATAGTTCCAAGGTCAAGCCCTGATAGGATGTGAAGCTTCTTTGGGGATTGTGCAACCTTCAGCATGAATTTAACTACACCTACTGTTGTTTTCCCAGCTGCTGTGGTTCCTTCGAGAAACTCAACAGGTGCGTTATGTTTCAGAAATGCTTTATACTTTGGAGACAGTAGTAATTGTTCATCACTCATTTAGCTGCTCCAATATCTTATCAAGTTTATCGGTGTTTGTATTTACTTCTCCGGAAAGCTCTAATTTATCTGAGAACATTCCTAGATGTCTCCCTATAAGTTCCAAAGCTTTTACTTTATCATTTGTTTTAATTTCGATGCCATTGGCTCCCTCTTTAATTCCTGCAATAGCTCCTATTTTATCTTTAGGAATATCTTCTGTAGCTTTAATTTTAACTGCCACAAAAACTCCCTTTTTTTCTATTTCTACAAAATCTGTTATATCTGAAAACCCTATCTTTGCTAACTCTTTAAGAACTTTGTCTTGAGTTATTTCAGTTCGCTTTTCTCTTTCTTTCATTCTCTCCTGGATATGGTTTTTAATGTTAGCATTTGTTAGCAATCTACTTGAATTTGTTCTTGCTGTTTCATCTTTCTTACAATTCTTATAGGCAACCTTATATGCTCTGGTAGCATTAAGGTCAATTAAGTATTCATCTATAAATATTTTTTGATTTGGTGTTAATTTAGCCATAATACTACCTCCTTAGTTTTGTTATTCCCGCCCCTTCCCCTATGCAGCCTAATTCATATCTGCATCGTCGCAATAAAAAAGAACCCCCTAAGGATTCTAATATTAGTAAAAGTATTTAAATTAATCAAGAATAACGATTGTATTTGACGAATTCTTTACCCAGGTCACTGATTATATAGCTCGTTCCGTTCCCCATATTATACATTGTATGATTTATTGATTTTAAAAGTCCGTATGATGCCAATCGTTGCTCCTCTATATTGCCCTTAAACTGTTTACTTATATTGTCTTTGTCGATAACTTCGTCCAGCCTCTTTATATCCTGTATTAAAATTGAATCTAAAATGGAACTTAATTCACAAAACTTATCCCAATTTATATTTCCTTTTATAAAATGTATATAGAAATTACCCAACATTTTAGATTTCTCAATATCTATCTGCCTATCTAATAATAAAACTGCTCTTCCTAATTCCTTTTCTAACTTTTCAGGAGATGTCAGCAATTCGTTCTTATATCGTTCTATTTCATCTTGCGTCATATTACTGTTATTCATAGTGCTTAAAAAAACTAACGTCTTTTTAAGTAGATATCTTTCGCGAACATTTATCCCAAACTTTATTACTCCTGCTACCGTCCTAACAATTGGAATACTTTGTACTATAGGATTTTCGATCATTAAGTCAAATGGAATTTCAATTAAATCCAAACTCAAGTCTTTAATTTCAGTAAAAGATTCAGCAATTGGTGGTAAAATATTTTTGTATTCTTTTTTTGAATTATCCATACTAAGACCCCCATATCCACAATTATACCTCTGAAAACATTTCCTGTCTACAATATAATACAAAAAGAGACACCTGATTCAAAGGCATCTCAATACATGGGGTAAGAAAAATTAACTACTTTAGATGTATTATAAACTTATTTCAGATTTATATTCAATTTAAAAGACACTGCTTGCTGACGGCAGTGCCTTTATAGGGGGATTTATGTAAACAAAAAAGTATTAGCTTGTCACTATTTCACAGTACTATAATATCACGTTCCTATAGGACATTGTAGGACATCTTTTCAAATTCTGCTAATGCTCTGCCATGTAATCTCGTGGTATGCCGATACGTATAATTTATTTCTACAGCAATTTCTTCAAATGACATTAAATTTATATACCTAAGCATTAATATTGTTTTGTAATCCTGATTTTCCATCTTGCTAATGCGTTCTAATATGTCTTTTTTGAGATCCACCAGCTCATCTATATATTGATTTACAAGATTCTTATAATCAATGATCTTAACAATTAAATCCTCTTGATTATTTGAACTAAAACCTGCACTCTTTTCAACTTTATCCGGATTTAAAACTGTTGTAACTTTTGTAGCCTTAGTTTCAACAACTTCTAATTCCTGAATCAAACTATTTATCTGTGCGTCAAGCTTAAAGGTCTGTTTCAAATATTCTTTTGTCGTTATATTAATCACCCCTTCTCGCCGTCTCATAACTACCTCACCAAATCCTACTCTTAACATTCAAATACACCGAATACATAAACAACATCCCTATTATTGTATCTTCGTTACTTGGCTTAATAGCTCCGTAATAATGCAGTTCTAACAACTTCCAGATAGAGTCTACGATAAGCATTATTCCCCATGTAATAAGCCAACGTATTATAAAAAGTTTATTTTCGCGCTTCATTCAATCACTCTCCTCAGCCAATGCCCTTAATAGCAATAAATAATTTATATTATCCGTAATTTTTTCATCCCACATAGCCATACTGTATGTTTGCCCAGTATTGCACATGTCATATACCGACACCGTATGCTTGGTCATCATTCCGGCTAACGCCTGCTCCGGCGTGCAGTTTTGCATTACAGCTGCTGTTTTAAAGTTGTGTAGCCTGTCTTCGGTTGCGTATTCTTTTGCTTTCATCACTAATGTGTCAAGGCTCCTGCTTATTTGAGTGTTTATTATCTCGTTGAATTTATCTTGGTTCATTTTCTACCTCCATATTTGGCTTTCAGAGAATCTAATAACTCATCTTGTACATCCTTTTTTCCTTGAAGGCTTGCAAGTACCTTTTCGTCTACAGTTCCAGCTGTAATAAGATGATTAACTATAACTGCGTGCTTTTGTCCTTGGCGATACAACCTGGCATTCGCCTGTTGGTATAACTCAAGACTCCACGTCAACCCAAACCATACGATTATGTTCCCGCCTGCCTGGAGGTTAAGTCCATGCCCTGCTCCTGCAGGGTGCGCTAAAAGCAGTTGTATTTCTCCATTGTTCCAAGCCTCAATATCTTTAGAATTCTCAAGTTTCTTTGCGAATTTAAATTTATCTTGTATTCTTTCAAGATCATGCCTATATGAATAAAAGCATAAAATAGGCTTTCCGCTACAGACGTCTATAATCTCTTCTAAAGCATCAAGTTTCTTATTATTTGTCTTCACATAGCCGCCGTTATCCGGTAGATACATAGCCCCATTGCTATACTGCAATAACTTATTTGTAAGTGCAGCTGCAGAAGCTGCCGTTACCTCACCTTCAATAAACTGTATGTAGCTATCCCGTTCAAACTTTTCATAATTGGCCATTTCCTTTTCCGACAATCTCACTGACTGCATATTATCAATACGTTCAGGCATGTCTAGCCAATCTTCTGCCTTCATAGAGATACAAATATCAGACAATTTTTCATTTATGGCATCTTCTGCTTCGGGTTTTGGCTTATAATTGAATATGGTTGTTTCATTTCTCTGATTAGGTGTGAAATATCTTTCTCTGTATCCGGTTATTGTCTTCCCAAGTCTTTCTCCACCATCAAGAAGATATATCTGACTCCATAAATCAATTAATCCATTGGGTGCCGGAGTACCTGTAAGGCCTACAACCCTTGTGCTCCTGCTAATATACTTTCTTAATGCCCGGAATCTCTGAGATTTTGATGATTTGAAACTTGACAGTTCATCTATAACAACCATATCAAAATCCCAGCCATTGCCGATTTGTGAAAGCTCATTCGTTAGCCATACTACATTTTCACGGTTGATTATATAAATATCTGCTTCTGCCGCCAGAGCCCTACGTCTCTGTATTGGGGTTCCTAAAATTTTAGAAATTCTTAGATGTTTAAGATGATCCCATTTATCGGTTTCACGGCTCCATGTATCCTCTGCAACCCTTAAAGGTGCAATAACCAATACTTTATTTACTTCAAAGCTGTTATACATCAGATCTTCAACGGCTGTAAGAGTTATTACTGTCTTGCCGAAGTCCCATATCAAGGAATAGCCCAGCCCTTGGAGTATTAAATATTTTTTCAATTGCTATTTCTTGATATGTATGCGGTTTAAATTTCACGCTGCTCACCCCATTTCTGTATTAAATCGTCTACCTGCTGCCGGCTGTCAATCACATAAACCAAACATCCTAAATTCATAAGTTCCCGGTGTACAAACTTTTGTCTTGCCGTTGGTACCTTTCCTGGTGCTTTTAGTTCTACAAATATAACTCGTCCACCAGGAAAACACACTAATCTGTCAGGTACTCCGCTCACACCAGGTGAAACCCATTTATAAGATTTCCCACCTATTTTTTTAATTCTCTCATTGAGATATTTTTCCAGTTTTTGTTCTCTCATTTTCACGCACCTCTAAAACAAATAAGGTTAAAGCATCCCTTATTTTACTCACTTGACTATTACCTCTCCCACGTGCTCTTATACCCAAACATACTTCGCATTTACTTCTAAATTCTGCGCCTCTTGCATCTTTCCAAAAGCGCTTTACAAATGCACTTGTTGTAATAGAGTAATCGAAAATTTCATTTGATTGTAAAACAATGTTATGTAGTTCAGGTCTTTTGCTAATCTCTATTAAAATTTCGTCTATAGATTTTATCAATTTATCCCTCCCGGTTTCTTTAAATCTTTTCTAAATGACTACAAACTTCACATATTTTTGTAGTCAAAAATTTCATTGAACTTTCAAGTTTTTTACACGTTTGACTACAAACAGCACTACAGTTTTTCTATAAAGTCCGATCATGCCGTTTATAGACCCTCTTTTTTTCCAGTGTACACGCACACTGTACGCTATGATTGGAATTTATTGGGGTCTATATATTTCTATAACCTCTATATTCTCACTCTCCTAAGAAAAACTGTAGTCATTGTAGTCAAATTCCAATTTCCTTTGGAATATCAATCTTTTCTTCGACTACAACTTTTTGTAGGCTTGTAGTCAACTTTTCCTACTAAAGCCTCTCTGATTTCCGTACAATTCACCAAAACGTAAAGGGTATTTCATCTGTTCCCACTCTCCTGTTTTCAAGATTATTTCCCGGATTTCTCTGCTTTTCTGTAAAGTCAAATCCTTTTTATCACCATTAAGCAGTTCACACCATATCTCCAAAGGACACACTCTGTCCCTGACCTGTATACCTTCCACCTTGGCTCCAAAATCATTCCCCTGATAATATACACGTCTTGCGGACATATCATATTTGTCCCAATCTTCCGGAAGCTTCATATCTAAATACCTTTTAACATCACCCGTCAAAGGGCTTTCCTCAAGATGCCTGTCCTGCTCTTCGACAGCCAGTGCCTTCAATTTTTCATCATCAAAGAATATCTTCTCACCTTTCTTAAATAGTTCTACGGCTTCCGCCCGCACCTGGTCCACAGTATCCTGCCCCAATTCCTGCCACATATCTTTAGTGGCATTCTTCGGGTTTACATCAATAGGCCAGAACCTTCTGTTACCTGTCATATCTCTTAAGAACTCATATTTGTTTGTAGTCCCAAAGAACACACACTGCCTCTTGTAGGTATCTACATGATGACCGTATGCCGCTCTGTAGGCATCTTCACTCTTCGTAATAAAGTGCTTGATAGATTCAACTTCCTGCTTCCTCATTGCGGCCAACTCTGCTATTTCTATTATCCAGAATCCCTGAATCTGTTCATATGCATCTTTACCTTGAACAGTTGAGAGAGTATCAGAAGACCAATCCTTTCCCAGTCTTTTGATTATCTGGCTCTTACCGCACCCCTGCGGACCTATAAGCACAAGCATCTGGTCATACTTAACGCCTGGAACAAATATTCTTGCTACAGCCGCAACCAGTGATTTCCTTGTGGCTGCCCTTACATATTCAGTGTCATTGGCTCCCAGATAATCGATGAACAAAGTATCCATCCTTGGTACGCCGTCCCACACAAGTCCTTTAAGATACTCTCTTACGGGGTGATATTTATTTTCATTTGCTACAAGCACCCAGGCATCATCAACAGATCCTTTATTCTTGATGCCGTACTCTTTTTCAATGTAATGTCTTAATCCGGCGTCATCAGCATCACACCAGTCCCTTTCGGTGGTTTCTCTATTCCAGGGGACACCATCAAATACCCTGTATTTCTTTGTAAACTCATTAAACCGTATCTTCTTACGTAGTGCCGGCTCGTATGTCATAATCATCTTTATATTGTCAATTGTGGGTGCATATTTACCATTCTTATCCGCCTGCAGCTCTAATACCCATTCATCGGAATACTCTTCGTCTTCTGAAATAATATCTGCGAAATCTTCTCTGCTTGAAGAAGTCCTTTCACGGTGTAGAGTCAGCTTTACTTTCCTGTCATTTACGGCCAGCTCCTGCATGGCTACGTATGAAGGTAGTTTTACTGTCGGTGTACCTTCTACTGCTTCATCATCCCTATCTGCAAATTTATGTACTCTAACAATGTCAAAGGCGTTACACAGCATTCCGCTGATAGGGTCTGTTGCATGGTTTGAATACAGGAACTTCCCGTCTTCGTATACAACGGCTCCTGCGGCTGTACTGCCGTTGGCATATGTATATCTGCCTTCAACGGCGCACGGCACATATATCCCAGGAAGAAACTTTTCAATTGCCTCATTTACTGTATAGGTCCTGCAGAACACACCAACTATCCCGTTTTTAGTAGTGGGATCTTCCTGCCTTTTTATTAATCTGTCTTTTGCCTTTACGGTTCTTGATGATGTAGGCCAGCTTGATATATCTTTCCAATCTTCATATCTCGCCAGTGTCTCATCCACATCAAGAGGTTTGTTATCCTCATGCCCGGACACATAAGCTCCATCAATACTTGTACTCGGCCAATACATCAATCTGTGTGCTTGATATGTGGTATCGTCAAACATATCAATGCCTATATCTGCTGCTACTCTTCGAGCAACAGCCTCATATTCATCAGGATTACACGGGCGGGAAAAAGGAATTAAAAGCCTCAATCTTGGTTTCTCTGTGGTATGTTTATGGGTTGAGTA